CCAGCAGACGCCGAAGCCGGCGGAAGGTGTGCTGTTCCTGCGGGAGTCGGTGAAGTGGTACGACCCGTCGGTGGAAGGAAGTGTGCCGAAGGAGGGGACGGTGTACGGCGCGTCTGACTGGGCCGTCACGGAAAACGTCGTGGGCAACGACCCGGATTACACGGAGCACGGCGTCGTGAAAGTCACGCCCGACGGCGACGTGTATTTCCTGGACTGGCGGTCGGGCAGGGAGAGGACGAACGTGACCATCGGGCAATGGCTGGGGCTGGTCCGGGTTCATCGGCCCCGGTGCTGGTTCGGCGAGCGCGGCGTCATTGAAAACGCCATCGGGCCGGCGGTGGAACGCGGGATGCGGGAGGCGGAGATTTTCGTCAACCGGGAACTGCTGCCGGTCGTCGGCGATAAGGTCGCCCGCGTCATGGCGTTCCAGGGGCTGTGGGAGGCCGGGAAGATTCACCTGCCGCTTGGAAAGCCGTGGGCCGAGCGTCTGGTGACGCAGCTCTGCGGCTTCCCGTCGGTGCGGTTTGACGACATGGTGGACGTATGCGGTATGTTCGGCCGGGCATGGGATATGATGCGGGCAGGCCGGGGGTCGGTTGGCCCGGAGAAAAAGGAAGGCGTCGTGCCGTTTTCGATTGAGTGGCTGATGTCGAAGGACACCGAGAATGAGCCGGCCGTTGAAGAACGGTACTACACCTGACGGAGTGGAAAATGGACGTGCAGGATAACCAGATGCAGGGCGTGCCGTCAGAGTGGTATGACGGTGTGGAGGGCGACGGCGAAAGAAAGCAGGTCACGAAACTGCTGGAGTGCATTAAGAAAGCCCGTGACTTCGACGAGGAAATCCGCAAGGGGTACGCGCGTGACCGTCGATACGCCCGTGGTGACACCGGGTTTGAGGTCGAGGTCAATCTGATCGGCAGTTTCATTGATACGCTGATCGGGTTTATTTACGCGAAAGACCCGGACATCGACGCACGCCCGTCCCCGCAGGTGGAAGCACCGAAGGAAGACCCGCCCAAGCCGCCTCAGTTGCCGGTCATGGATGCGGTGCAGGGCGTCGGCGGTGCGATGGCAGCCGGCGGCGATCCGATGCAGGCCGCACAGCCCGCGCTGATGCAGTACGGCATGGAACTGGCCGCATATCAGCAGGAATTCAAGGCGTGGCAGGAGCGCCAGCAGGCGAAGAAGCAGCGCCGCATCGAGCGTGACCTGTTTGCGCAGACGCTGGAAGTCGTCATCAGCAAGCTGTGGAAGAAGGCGAAACTGAAGCGTCAGTGTCGGCGTCAGGTGCGGTCGGCGATGACCACCAGCATCGGCTGGCTGAAGGTGACGTGGCAGGAGCGCACCGCCCGCGATCCGCAGACGCAGCAGCAGATTCGTGACATACAGGAGATGCTGGAGCGCATCGTCCGGCTGAAGGAAGAAATCGACGAAGGACAGGGGGAGTATTCGCCGGAGAAGGAAGCGGAACTGCGTCAGCGGATGCAGGCGCTCCAGGAGTCGGCGGAAGTCGTCGTGGCGCGTGGGCTGTCGATTGACTTCGTGGACCCGGAGAATATTCAGGTCGCGCCCGGCGTGGAAATCATGGAGTATCTGACCGCGCCGTGGATGGCGGAACGGGTGTTCATGCGGATCGAGGATGCGGCGGTGTCGTTTCCGGACATCCCGCTGGAGAAGCTGCGCAAGGCCACGCGGTTTGCGCGGGTGAAGCCGCAGGGCGTCAAGCGCGGCGTGAATGACGCGCCGGAAGGTGAAGTGTCGGCAGCCGAGGCGGACAAGTTCACGTCGGCCGGTGGCGAAGGGTCTGGAAGTGGCCGCGTCACCGGCACGGACGAGGACTGGATCGCCGTCTGGGAGTTCTGGGACTTGGATGCCGGCATCGTGAAGACGACGGCGGAAGGACTGACCTGCTGGCTGCGCAAGCCGGCCCCGCCGAACGTGGAGACGCAGCGGTTCTACCCGTACTTCGGGCTGGCGTTCATCGAGGTCGATGGCGACCGTTCGCCGCAGTCGCTGGTGCAGCGGTCGTGGACGTTGCAGAACGAGTATTCGCGCACGCGCAGTAACTTTGCGGAGCATCGTCGCCGTAGTATGCCCGGCGTGTTGTTTGACGCCACGGAAATCTCTGAGGCGGAGGCGAAGAAACTGGCGGCGGGGAGGATTCAGGAACTGACGGGGCTGAAAACCACGTCAGGAAAGGACTTGACTGCGTGCTTCGCGCCGAAGCCGGTATCGGGGATTGACCCGGTGCTGTACGACGTATCTCCGGTTCGCCGTGACATGGAAGACATTTGGGGCGTGCAGCAGGCACTCCAGGGGTCGATTCAGACGGCCAAGACGGCGACCGAAGCGGAGATTCAGCAGGGCGGATTCCAGTCCCGCACCGGTGCCATGCGGGACGCGCTGGAGGACATGCTGTCGGACCTCGCGGAATACACGGCCGAGGTGTTGACGCAGAAGCTCGACGTGCAGGACGTGCTGAAGCTGGCTGGACCGGACGCGGTGTGGCCGCAGATGGAGTCGCCGGGCGAACTGCTGGAACTGATGCAGGTGTCGATCAAGGCCGGCTCGTCTGGCAAGCCGAACACCCGTGCCGACCGGGAAGCGTGGGCGGCCGTGGTGCCGCTGTTGCAGAGTCTGGTCCCGGTCATCGGCCAGATGCGTCAGGCCGAACCGTCGGAAGTGGCCGACGCGCTGGAGCAGTTGGTCATGGAGACGATGAAGCGTGCCGGCGATGGACTGGACGTAGCGCGTTTCATCCCGCAGACCGAAGGAACGAACATGATGGCCGACCCGATGGCGGCCATCCAGTCGATGATGGGTGGCGATCCGGCAGGGGTTGCCGGCGCGGATTCAGGCGCGACATCGCCACCTCAACCCGCCGCCACGTCTGGCGGCATAGCGCAGGAGATGTAAGGTATGGGCACCGAAAAGGAAGTGGCACCCGAGGTCAAGGCGTTGCAGGAGGGTATCGCGGCGGCAGCGTCGGTGAACGAGTATTACGAGCCGGCTCCCACGCCTGCCCCCCCGGAACCCGAGGGTGAGCCGGAAGGTGGTGGCGAGCCGGCCGAACCAGCGGTGTCGAAGGAAGGCGAACCGTCTGCCGACGAACTCAAGGATGGTGAAGCGGCTGCGAAGAAGGAGGAAGGCGAGGGTAAAGGTGATCCCGAAGGTGGCGAGCCGGACCCGGCAGCAGCGGGTCAGGGAGAGCCGGACGAAACCGACAAGGAAATCACGTCGCTCGGCATCAAGAACGAGAAGGCAGCGGCCCGATTCCGCGAACTGACGGCAACGGCGAAACGCGTGCCGGAACTGGAAGCCCGCGTGCGCGAGGCCGACGAACTGATCCGGTCGTTTGAGGCGGTGGGTGCCGCGCCGCAGCAGGTGGGCGCGATGATGACCTACCTCAACGCGATCAATCGTGGCGGCCCGAAGGAATGGGAGCAGGCCGAACAGGCGCTGTCGAAGGAACTGGAGTGGCTGCGCGGGAAACTCGGCAAGCCCGTCGGCGCTGACCCCTTGGCGGCCCACCCGGACCTGAAGGCGGATGTCGAGGAAGGTCTGATGACGCCGCAGCGTGCTGCGGAAATCGCCGAGCTTCGCGGTCGCCAGAAGGCATATCAGGACTACGACGGCCAGCGCCAGCAGGCGACCCAGGCGGAGCGTGCGGTGGACATGGGCCGCAGTCGCCTGAACGAACTGGAGGCGACCCTGAGCGTGGCGGACCCGAACTACGCGGCCAAGCGCGAGCATCTGGTGGCTGTGCTGAAGCCGGTGATTGCGAATCTGCCGCCGGACCAGTGGGCACCTGTGTTTGAGCGTGCGTATCGGGCGCTGCCGGCGAACTTCGGTGCGCCCGTGCAGCAGCAGCAGGTGCGCCAGCGTCCAACGGCCGGTGCGGTGCCGCTGCGGTCTGCGGGTTCCGGCGGCGGTGGCGGACTGGCGAAGGAACCCACGTCGCCGGAAGAAGCCCTGCGGATGGGCTTGGAGGCCGCTGCGCGAGGGCAGACGTATTAACCGACACCGACGGCAGTTTGAGGCCGTGCCGTGGCAGGAAAGCCGGGCGCTGGTCATCGCGTCCGGCCCGTCGGCGCAGGGTATCGCCGGCATGGAGAAACCCGCGTGCGCCGTCATCGCGGTGAACGCCGCCATCACCGGGCTGCCGTGGAACCCGGACTACTGGTTCTCGCTGGACGCCGGGCCACGGAATATGTCG